CCACACTGGCTGACCGCTATTTCGCTGATGGCGAGAAGTCCCCTCAGGATGCCTTCGCCCGTGCAGCCGAGGCTTTCTCGGACAGCCCCGAAATGGCCCAGCGAATCTATGACTACGCCTCGAAGCTGTGGTTCATGTTCTCCACCCCCATACTCTCGAACGGAGGAACAAAACGCGGGATGCCCATCTCTTGTTTCCTCAACTTCGTCCCGGATAGCCGCGGTGGGCTGACGGGGCACTACACAGAGAACGCCTGGCTGTCCTCCATGGGAGGAGGCATTGGTGGCTACTGGGGTAGGGTCCGTTCCAACGGTGTCAACACGTCCGGAGGCAGCCGCTCTTCTGGTGCCATTCCTTTCCTGAAGGTTGTGGATGCGGAGGTTCTTGCGTTTGCTCAGGGTGTGACCAGGCGGGCTTCCTATGCTGCCTATCTCGACATCTCCCACCCGGAGATCGAAGAGTTCCTGGAGATGCGCAAGCCCTCAGGTGGTGACTCCAACCGCCGATGCCTGAATCTCCACCATGGGGTGAACATCACGGATGCCTTCATGGTGGCAGTAGAGCGTGGGGCAGATTGGGACCTGATTGACCCCCATTCCAAGGTGGTCGTGAAAACCCTCCCGGCTCGTGACCTGTGGCAGCGCCTCCTTGATATGCGGATGCAAACTGGAGAGCCGTACATCCACTTCATCGATGCCTCCAACCGGGCACTCCCTGAGTCACAGAAGCAACTGGGCCTGGCTGTTCACCAGTCCAACCTCTGCTCCGAGATCACCCTTCCGACCAACGATGAGCGCACCGCTGTGTGCTGCCTGTCGTCCGTGAACCTGGCGACCTGGGATGAGTGGAAGGACGACCCTCAGTTCATTAAAGACTTAGTGAGGTTTCTAGATAATGTCTTGTCCTACTTCATTGAAAATGCTCCACCAGAACTTTCAAAAGCTGTGTATTCGGCAAGTCAGGAGCGCAGCATTGGTCTTGGCGCTATGGGTTTCCATGCCCTACTGCAGTCTTATGGCCTGGCGTTTGACTCCCCGATGGCCGTGGGCATCAACCACAGGATCTTCAAGCAGATCAAAGAGCAAGCAGCCAGAGCCACCCGCGAACTAGCAGGGGAACGAGGGGCTGCCCCTGACTCCAGCTTGAGCGATCCTGTACGCAACATGCACCTGATGGCGATTGCCCCCAACGCATCCTCATCGATCATCTGCGGGGATACCTCTCCATCCATCGAACCGTATCGGGCCAACGCCTACACCGCGAAAACCAAGACTGGCTCCTTCCTGGTGAAGAACCCGTACCTGACTAGGGTGCTCGCTGAGATGGGTAAGGACACACACGAGGTGTGGTCCTCGATCATTACCAATGGGGGCTCTGTGCAACATCTGCAGTTCCTAGACGAAACCCAAAAGGGCGTGTTCAAGACCGCCATCGAGATTGACCAGAGATGGATTGTAGATCATGCAGCCGAACGACAAGAGTACATCTGCCAAGCGCAAAGTGTAAATGTGTTCCTCCCTGCCAATGCCGACGTCACCCTGCTTCACCATGTACACTTCCGTGCATGGAAGAAGGGCCTGAAGTCCCTATACTATTTACGCTCCGAAGCCATTCGACGTGCCGAGACAGTCTCAACAAAGATTGCCCGGTCCGCTCTGAATGACTATGAGGGCTGTTTATCCTGCGAAGGTTGATATGTCCCTGCTTGTACCCCGTACTAATTATAAACCGTTCCAGTATCCGTGGGCCTTTGAGGCCTACAAGGCTCAGAACCAGATGCACTGGTTGCCTGAGGAAGTCCCTCTTCACGATGATGTCGTGGATTGGAATACGAAGCTCTCTAAGGAAGAGAAGAACCTGCTGACCCAGATCTTCCGCTTCTTCACTCAGGGGGATGTGGATATTGCCGCAGGCTACATTGATAAGTTCCTGCCTGTATTCCAACCCCCAGAAGTCCGCATGATGCTGACCTCCTTTGCAGCCATGGAAGCTGTTCATGCTCACGCCTACAGCCTCCTTCTGGATACGGTGGGGATGCCTGAGGCCGAGTACGCTGCTTTCACTGCTTACAAGGAGATGGCAGAGAAGCATGACTACTTCGCTGGCTTCGACACCAAGGGTTCAGACAAGTCCAAGATCGCCAAGACGCTGGCTACCTACAGTGCCTTTGGTGAGGGCCTCCAGCTCTTCTCCTCCTTCGTCATCCTACTGAACTTCTCCCGGTTCAACCGGATGAAGGGGATGTCACAGATCGTCACTTGGTCGATCCGTGATGAGTCCCTGCATGTGGAGGGGATGATCAAGCTGTTCCGAGCATTTGTGGATGAGCATCCTGAAGTTGTCACCGACGAATTCAAGAAGGACATCTATGATATCGCCCGGGAGATGGTCCGGCTGGAAGACAACTTCATTGATCTGGCCTTTGAACAAGGAGGTATTCAAGGCCTCACCCCTGAAGAGGTGAAGCAATATATCCGCTACGTAGCTGACCGGCGTCTGATTTCGCTGGGCCTGCGAGGGAACTTTAAGGTCAAGGACAATCCCCTTCCATGGTTGGATTGGATCTTGAATGGCGTTGAGCACACTAACTTCTTTGAGAACAGAGCTACAGAATATGCCAAGGGTGCACTGAGCGGATCTTGGGCGGATGTCTGGGCCAACGACTAAATGACTACCAAACGAAACAGTAAGTACCGTGCAAAGGAGACGACGGGCTCAATCCCTCTTCTCCCTAAGAACGACAAACAGGCTGCCTACATGGAGGCTCTCAAGAGTTCCCCACAGGTGATCGTCACAGGCAGCGCAGGAACGGGCAAGACCTACATCGCCGCATCCTGGGCTGCCCGACTGTTTGCTGCGGGGAAGGTCGAGAGGATCATCCTGACCCGTCCCAACGTCCCGTCAGGTAGATCGCTGGGGTTCTTCCCTGGCACCATGGAGGAGAAGATGGCCCCCTGGGTGATCCCCTTCACCGATGTCATCGAGCAGCACCTGGGTCCTGGGGCCTTTGAGACCTCGACCAAGAAGCGTTCCATTGACATCGTCCCCTTTGAGGTCATGCGGGGGCGAACCTTTCACAACGCTTTCGTGATCCTCGATGAGGCACAGAACACTACCCCTTCAGAAATGAAGATGTTCCTCACCCGGATCGGAGATGAAAGTCAGGTGGTGATCAACGGAGACATCAAGCAGTCTGACCCCAAGGCTGACTCCGGGTTGCTCACTGTCCTGAAGATGATCCAGAAACAGTCCCTGCCTGTCCCTCACATTGAGTTCACTGTGGACGATATTGTAAGAAGCGATATATGCGCCATGTGGGTCAAAGCGTTCGATAAGGTTGGCATTTAATGGGTGCCCAATTGGAATACTATGGATAACTTAAGGTTTCCTTTAGTAGATAAAGAATTACTCACGGAGTTGGAGAAACGATTTACTGACAGAATGACTGATAACGGTACTACTATTGACCAGTATCTGCAAAGACAGGGAGAGGTTCGGGTTATTCGCCTTCTCCGACACCAGTTCGATTTACAGAACCAGAACATTTTAGAGAAATGAATTATGTGTCTTTCCTCCCCTAAAGCTCCTCCCCCACTTCCGCCCCCAGCTCCTGCAATTCCTGTATCTCCGTTGGCGACTGTGGCTCCTGCAGAAGGAAGCAATCGAGCGGATGCTGGCTTGCTGGCGGCTAACCGTGGTCGTGGTGCTCTTCGCATTGATCGCACTCTGTCCGACACCGGCTCGTCTGGTAGCGGCCTGAACATTCCCTCTTAAGGAAGTCAATGGACGAGAAGAACGAAAACGAGCAGAAGGTATCGGCAGCCAGTCTATACGAGCGGCTCTCAACAGATGACCGCCAGAGTTTCTTGGACCGCGCCAGGGACTGTTCCAAGTACACAATCCCCACCCTTATTCCCCCTGATGGGCACTCCAGCGGTACCAAGTATTACACTCCATATCAGGGCATTGGTGCCCGCGGGGTGAACAACCTGGCCTCTAAGCTCCTCCTCGCCCTTCTCCCTCCCAACTCCCCGTTCTTCCGCCTCCAGATTGATGACTTCACTCTGGAACAGATGACACAGCAGGAAGGCATGAGGGCCGATGTC